ATCACTAATATAATACTCTTGTAAGTGAAGTCTATTCTGAAAATACTTATCTAAATGAACTCTACGAAATATATCTGGAACGACTGTTTTTGTATCACCATATGGATAAAACATTTTGGGTAGTGCTTTAAAATACATATTAAAACCCCTGGGCTATCCTTACTGCTGTTAATGTTTCTAGTTCTGTAAACTGTAATTCCAAAGACATCTCTGTCGGGATGCCGTCTGTACCTTGAAAAGTATTAAACATACCGTCTGGGCCATATGTTGCCTTCACACTTGTTAGTGCACAAGATGATACTTTAGGCAAATAAGGATTTGTCTTTACCTGGCCGGAGCCCTCATCTAAAATTTCAAATGCTATTGAGAATTCTGCCGGATAAATTAAAAACATGTTACCATCAGAGACCTCAGGGTGCATATGATATTTAAAGGTATCAATTATTTCTAAAACCATGTTGGCTTCACCTAAATTTCTAGGTGCAAAATTATAATTAAATGCAAATCTTCTAAAACCTACACTTTTAAACAGTTGTTCTTTATATGGGTTCGATACCTTTTTGGATGTTGCTTCTAATGTAGCTCCAAAGTCTGCGTTACCACCTATTCCTTTAGGTATATTAGCAGCAGCTGATATCACTCCCCTGGTTGCAAATTCTGGGAGTTCTGTTAAATCTGCCAAATCAAATTGGCCTGAGCCTAATACGCCCGCTGCTCCTAAACTTGTTTCATCCCAATTAGCTGTATATGCTGATATTATTGATTGAGGTACATGCAATTGAATTGATTTTAATAATCTAATTGTAGAAGTATTTCTAGCGAATGCTGCTCCAGCTGCTGCTCCAAGAACTGCTGAGCCTGCTGTAGTTATAATTTTACCTAGCATTGTGGCGCCTTCACTTAATATACTTCCACTTGCAATCCCTGCTGCAACACCTAAAGCTGCTGCTAGAGCTCCTGCTCCCGCTGATGCTGCTGTATAATTTTCAGCTTTTGATCTATTTTCTTGTGTGTAATCTTTATTATACTCCGCATTTGCTTCTATAAGGGCAGCCATGTCGGCGCCTTCGCCAACAGCCTGTTCTGCCGCTACAGAAGTTTGTCTAGCGTTTATATAAAAATGAACACCATGTGGTTGGCTCTTAGTATAAAGCTCCTGAGGATATTGTAACGTGTCTCCGTTGGTAAATCCTGGAGCCAGGCCCTCGTTGCTTGATGATGCATTCGCATCATTAAACTTTTGTCTTTGACCTTGAGCTAATCCAAACGTGGTTCTTTTTGTTTGTTGAGCGTTTATTGCATCGCTATTAGATTCAAGGAAGCCAGAATTAGGAATAACCTGCTTTTGCTTCTTCTTAATTTCGTTTTTGCTGAGTTGCGCGTCTGACATATAAATACCTTAGTTATGTTATATACTTATTTATATGGTTTACGCCAAAGAAATATATAAAGGCAAGTTTATTCCTCGAAACCCAATAAAGTATCTCGGGGACTTAAAATCTATTGTCTACAGATCTAGTTATGAATTAAAATTTATGAACTGGTGTGATCTAAACGAATCAGTTAAAGGCTGGGCATCAGAAGAAGTAGCGATTCCATATCGTAACCCACTAGACAACAAGGTACACAAATATATGGTGGACTTTTATATACAAGTAGACAAGAAAAAGTATCTAGTTGAAGTAAAACCCGAAAGATTTACAAAACCTCCCGAAACACAGAAGAGAAAAACCAAAAGATATATACAAGAAGTAGCCCAATACGGAGTTAATGAAGCCAAATGGAAAAGCGCTAAAGATTTTTGTAAAAAACAAAACATGGAATTTATGATTATAACTGAAAAAGAATTGGGTATCTAATATAAATACTATTATGGCAACACCATTCGCAGACATTAGACTAGAGGCAGGGGACGCAGAACGTTCTGCTGCTTGGTATATGAAAACTGTTCGTAACGTAGCGAGCGGAATGAATCAACCCAATGAAGTATTTGGTTCTGACTTAGGTGAATATGCACGACAATTAGAAATAGGTCAAATGTATGCTTTTAGATATGATCCTAGACACAAGGAAACATTACCATATTATGATTTGTTTCCTTTAGTAATAATGTCAGAACCGATGCCACAAGGATTCAGTGGTATTAATTTACATTATATTCCACCATTAATAAGGGCTAAACTACTAGGCAAACTTATGGACGTAGCAGATTTAGATATAGATGTAAAAAGTAAATTAAGATCACAATGGAGTTTTATAAGAAATTTTAGCAGATACCCAGAATTAAGAGGAGCTGTTAAAAAATATTTAACAAGTCAAATTTCAGGTAGAATGTATAAAGTAAATCCAGTACATTGGAAGTCAGCAATATTTTTGGACACACAACAATTCGTTGGTGCACAAGCTGCTCACATATACAGAGAAAATGCTAAACGACCTGAACGTAAAAGGAGACAGATGTAATGGCATTAAAGAAATTCAACCCGGAAAATACAAAGACACTAACAGGCTTAACGACTGGCCAAGGGGACGCCTTCGTTGAGGGGCCCTTAGTTTCATTCAGGGAACATATAAAGAAGACACAATTAGCTCGAACTGAAAGGTTTGAATGTATTTTTGAGTTTCCAGCGTCAATGACAGATGTTTGGAACGAGCTTCAGAGTGATGGTAAGACCCCATCCAATTTAGATTTAAGATTAGAATCAACTATAATGTGCGAAGAAGTACAGATACCAGGTATGGTACTACAAAACAAAGAAGTTGCTATAGGCACATGGAATTTTATGAGAAATTCAAACGTTGCTTTTTTAGGAAATGAAATCAACTTTACGTTTCTAACAGATGCAGAGTGGAAATTAAGACATGTGTTTGAAGCTTGGATAGGGCATTGTGTTAATCCTCAATCTAAAAAGGTTGCGTTTCCAGACGATCAATTTGGCCAGGTATGGATTAATATGCTGAACATGGCTGACGAAGTACAAACAACCTGGTTGATGCACGAAGTTACACCTAAAGTATTAAACTTGGTACCACTAGCAACAGGTGCCACCAGTTACGCGAGGACTACTTTAATTATATCCTCAGCATACTGGGAATCTAAAACAGTTCCAATAGATTTAAATGAGGAATGTGGGGCAACTGGCAGTGCAAATGGATACGATGCTAATAAAATGGCAGGCCTGCAAGGTGACTATGACTATCCTAACCCTAATAGAGGAACAGCATGATAATAATAATGGAGAAAATATATGACATTACCTAGAATAGAAACACCAATGTTTGAAGGCAATCTAGCCTCAACAGGAGAGCTGATTAAGTTCAGGCCCTTCTTAGTTAAGGAAGAAAAGATTCTTATGTTGGCAACAGAGTCTGATGAATTTAAAGACATGGTTAACGCTTGTGCTCAAATCGTAACAAACTGTTGCGACGAGAAAATCGAAGGGCATCAGCTTACAATGTTTGATTTGCAAGACTTGTTTCTTAAAATAAGAGCTAAATCTGTAGGAGAGGTAGCTGATTTTACACTTACCTGTGGTGAGTGTGAAAAGCCTACGCCCTATGCACTTAACCTTGAAGACATGAAAGTCGAAGGTTTAGAAAATCCACCCGATGGCTTTATTAAAATAAATGAAGAAATGGGTGTAAAGTTAAGATGGCCAACCGCATTAGTTGCAGCAGAAGCTGAAGAACTAACTGATGATGAGTTGGTTGCTAAATGTATTGATTATGTCGTTGATGGGGAAGAAACATTTAGTGTTGAGAATGAATCTATAGAAGAGATTAGTTCCTTTATAGAAGATCTTCCAATAGATGTAATGGATAAGATGAGAGCCTTTTTTCAACAAATGCCTCGTATAGAACACACAGTGGAATATAAATGTTCACATTGTGAATCCGATAATGCCATTAGTATTAACGGGTACGAACATTTTTTCGGCTAACTCTGTCCCAGGAGAGTCTTGGAAATTTTTACAAGACTAATTTCTTGCTTATGCAGGAACATCAGTATAGTTTAACGGAGCTAGAAAACATGATGCCGTGGGAGAGGGAAGTTTACGTTTCAATGCTAGTACAGCATTTGAAGAAGAAGGCAGAACAAAAGCAAAAACAGCTTAACAAAACGAATTTTGGATAGTTAGATGGCAGACGACGATCAGAAGAAAAAGGATAGGAAACACGAGATACAGCTAGAAGCGATTCTAGAACAGCTCGAGAAAGCAGATCCTACACAAATGGGTGGCATGTTTGGTGGCAAAGCCAAGGACATCACCACGTCAAAAGATTTTGCCAGGTTGGAGACTTTCCTTGACGAAGTTCACACCGAGTTAGAGAAAGATACAAACCAGTTAAAGTCAGATGCCAAAACAAATAAACTGGCTAATGCACTCCAAGTTGCTAAAGAACTTGTACAATATAAAACTGAAAGAGCCTTTTATAAAAAACAAGTCAAACATAATGCAGGAGCACGAGATGCTCGTATAAAGATCATCAAACAAAATGATGAGATCATAGCCAGAAATAAAGATCTCCAAAAGTTAATTAAAGATGCACGCAAACGAGCAGCAGGAGAAGGTGGCAAAGGTGATGGCACAGGTGGTGCTCCTCCAGGCCCAGGCGGTGGCAAAGGTGGTGGACCAACAGGACCAACAGGACCAACAAGTGGCGGACCAACAAGTGGTGGAGACGGTGGTGACACAGGTGGTGGCAAAAGCCCAGGACAACTAGAAGAAGAATTCAGGGCTGAATTAAGCGCGGTGGAAGACGGTTACGATAGTGCTCAAGATAAAATAGACAGAACAGGCTGGAAATCTGACGAACAAAAAGAAGAATTCACCAAGAAAAAGAAAGAATTAAGAAAAGAACAAGAAGGTGCCTTTGGAAATATAAATGATCCTATGGGTGAAGGTGGAGAGTGGGCCACCGGGATTCGTGGTAGAGCACCAGAAAGAACTTCGCTCGAGACAGCGCGAGGGCCTTCAAGAAAAGTAGATACTGCAGCAGAAGTCAACAGCTCGGATGGAACACGGCGTGATCCAACCACTTTTGGCACAAAGGGAATGATTCCAGGCTCCTTCAATGATGAATTCTTCCAGGAAGAAAAAGATAGAACATCCGCAATAACATTAGACTCAAAGCAACAAGTCATAGACAAATATGGCACAGATACTGAGAGCCCAGATTGGGGAACCGATAAGGCTCAGGCGGGCGTCTTTGGTGAGAAAGGCCTAGGCGAAAACGACAAGAACATGCGGAAGCTCAGAATAGGTGGCAAAAGCCTTACAAGAGCTGAAACAGATAAACAAGGCAAACTTAAATTTAGAGATGAACAAAGCGGCGCATATGCTGATGCAACTCAATTTACAAGAAGTGAAGGCGCAGTTTCGGCACTAGCCGGAGATATTAGATCTGGCATGGGATATGCTGGCGGTACAACAAATAGAGCAGCCTCCATGGCCTCGAAAGGTTCAGCAACCTTAAGTAAAAATCTAGGACAAAATGCAGCAGATGTCCAGAAACAAATGGATGATCTAGCAGCTAAAGATGCTGAAGCGGCAGAAAAAGCACAACGAGAATTAGCTAATCTTACCAAGATGATGGCTACGCAAGCAGCAGGCGGAAAAGATGAAAAGGGCAACAAGGTTACAGCAGATGAAGTAAGAGAACAAGCTGCTCGAGTAGAACAAATCATGGGAACGACAGATGAAGGCTCGAAAATGAATGAGCTGCTTGGTATGTCTGCTGTAAGAGA